TTGCAGATTATGCCTATCCTGTTGCCATCGGCTAACGTGGTCCTGTTGGTTGCTGCCCCGCCTATGGTGGTGGATAGTGCCGCAGTAACTACCGTATTGGCGGTGCTCTTTAGGCTCAGGGCACCATTCGTGATGTTAATTCCGCCGGTCAGAGCCTGGGCATCTATCATCTTTTGGACTGACAGGGGCAAGGTCGCGGCGGTGGATTCGGCCACGGCATGGACTTCTTCGATGCTGGTTATAGTCCAGGCATCATCCGCCGTAAATACCGTCCGGTTAAGCTCGCCCGCCGCGAAATCGTCTTTGGTGAGGGCCACATTGATAACCATCTCACCTGGCAGGATTACGCTACCTGCCCTAATACCGTCAGCAGGGGCAGCTACCGTGGTATTGGATATAACCGCGTTGAGGGTAGCCGTTCCGCCTGAGTTTATGGTAGTAGTGGCATAGACGGACGAGTTGGATTTAATCGCATTCAACGTGGCTAATCCACCTGATTTGATAGTGGTAACGGCATAAACCGTAGCATTCGATTTAAGATCATCGACTGTTAAGCCGCCGTCATATTTTCCGCCAGACACGTTCGGCCCGGCAACCGATAGAGCGCCGGTTATGGTCGCGTCTCCGGCCACTGCCAGGTTCTTGTGCATGGTCACGTTGTCTGCGAATTGGACCGCTCCAGCCATGCTGACCAGGAGCGTCAGGGCCAAAATGATAGATATTTTGTGCATCATCTAAACCTCCCAGAGCAATTTTATCATGCCCTCGCCCGTGGTGCAGCCAGATACCTTCAGCTTGATTGCCTTTTCAGCCGTCAGAAGCATGTTCAGCAGGATAACGCCCGCGCCGGACTTCGGGAAGCTGGCATCTTCTATGTAGGCATCGTCATCAGTGGCGTTACCTAGCTTCAGAGCACCATTGAAGGTCTCCGAGAAGTTGTACTTCAGCTTGACAAGCTCAGCATTGGCCGGAAGAGTCACGATGATATGGGTAGCGGTCGTGTGATCGAAGGTAAGTGCCTGGCTGTTCAGGTCAGCTTTCTTGCATCGCACCGAATCAAACTTCACGGCTCCTCTTGGATATTCAAGCGGTAATGCTGCCATCCTTCACCACCTCCCTGGTAAGCTCTTCTGGCAATTCTACAATATTGCCCGCGCCCATCAGGACACCAAGGGACTTGATCTTCACGGCTTCCTTGGGCTTGAGGATTTCGCCCCGGCGGTATTTGCGCGGGGCTTTCAAGGCTTCGTCGTAAGTCTCGAAGCCTCTCTCTACACGATAGACTTTCGCCATCGGGCACCTCAAGCAATTGCGTCAGCCAGGAACGCGCCTGCGTAGGGTTCCATGACGAGCGGGCTAAAGCACTGGAAGCCCTGGTAGTACTCTGCATGGGTCAGTGGGTCCGGCACGGTCACGAGAGCCGTGTCGAATCCGCCCATTGGCTCGTTGAAAGACACGTTCATAGCGGCAAAGGTCTTGTACATGCCAGGAGTGTCCACAAAGCCATACCACATGCTCTTGCCGAAGATCCAGTCCAGATCCACCGCCGCGCCCGGCTGGGCCTTGTTGTACATAGCGCCAGCCACGATGATTTTTTCGACATCCAGAGCCTGGGCGATCATCTGCTCGTTGAGCTTGGTTGGCACCTTCTCGGACCCCTGGGGGTTCCTGTACAGGCTGATGAGGGTCGGATTGAGCCTCAGAGACTCATAGACCTGCTCGCCCATGAGCAGCGTATTGGGCTTGACGCCAATCTTCTGCTTGATGGCCAGGGTCAGATCCTTGAAGAGGTTCAGAGGGTCCGAGTCGGAATCGTTGAACCTGCGGAACGTCTCGGCCGTCGTGACGGCACCAGGCTCGTAGGTCTCTCCTGAGTTAACGCCAGTCAGGTCAATGCCCCAAACGCCAGCCTTGAACAGAGCGTCTTTCACAATCAGCTCTTTGTTGAGCTGGAGCACGTCAGACACCATCTGAGAGGTAGCCTTCTCGATATTGTAGATCTCGTTGGCTACGTAGGGGATATCATCCGTCAGGTTGGACTGGTAGGCATACCTCTGGCAGGCGAACGGGATCGGAGTATCTACCTTGATAGCACCGGTTGCCGGGAGAGTGCCGGGCCGCCAGGTTGCAGCACGGGGAGTGAACTTGTTCTCCTTGTTCATCCTGCCGATTAGGCCGGCGATGGCCTTCATGGGTGCCATCGGTACCCACCGATCCGCTACGAACGTGTTCTGGTCCTGCTGATAATCCAGGATCATGTTGGACTGAAGCTCAGCGACCATCAGGCGAGAATAGTCCTCGCTCTTCTGCACGCGGGATACCTGAGAGGCGATAAGCTCCTTATATGAATTGTTCATTTCCATTTCTTATCACTTCCTCAGGTAACTGCGTAATAGAATGGTCCGATAAGCCGCACGGTAGCATTTAGCCCTTCGGCTGCGGCAACTTCACACTGGCCGACTATGACATCAGCAGCAGTTGGTGTGGCCTTGATTCCTACCCCACCCGTAGTGACCTTGATCCAATCGCCAACTGCAAGCCCACCAGTGCCGGTCTTAACAAGCACTTTCCCCCGGAGCTGCACTATGCCAGCCAGAGAGAACTTGGTAGAGGTCGCGGTCTCAACGGGCGCGTTGACCAACACCCCAATGGGCAGCCCCGAAGTCCATGCCTCGATGCACCGAGGCCGAGAAGTGTGGAGCTGCACGAAAGTGTTCTGCAAGGCAGACATATCGCCATCGACATCATAGATGCTGCGATCGCCTGGCACAAATTCTTCAAAAGGTACTTGGACGTCCATGGTTATTGCCTCCCGCCAATGTAAGCGGCATGAACATTTTGCCGGTGCTCAAGCATGACAGCCTTGGCAAGCTCCGGGTTCTCCTCGGATGCCTTGGTGACGGCACGAGCCCTGAGAACCTTAGCGTTCTTGTTGCCGGTGTCACTCTTGCGGATCTCTTTGAGATGCTTTTCCACCAGAGTCTCAAACTGAGCGGTAGCACTGCCTGGCACGGGCCTGTTATGGCCCATCGAGCCGCCCATTACGCCCATGGCCTCTTTCTTGATAGCATTGGCCTGCTTGAGTGCCTTCAGGACATTCTCTTTGGCCTCGGCTGGCATATCAGAATCTTCCAGGGACTTCAGGATAGTTGCCGTTTCACCTGGATTACCGAGTTCTCCTAAGTGGGCCTTGGCGATACCTTCAAGCTCTGTTTTTCTTATTTTGGTAGACTGCTTTTTGACAGTCTCGACAAGAGGCGCGACGGCCTTCTTGATGCCCTCGGATACCATAGCCTCGATATCCGCCTTAGTGACCGGAGCCCCGGTCTTTGCCCCGGAGGGCCTGGTCTTCATCATGACATTACTTCCTTTGGATTTTTGCATAGATTTGTAAATCAGGAACTTCTTCCCATTGGCGGCCTTGCCCACCAGGGAAACCTCGTCTAACTCCAGGTTAGACAGATCATTTTTCATCATCAATAGACCTCAGTGAATCGGAGTCCTTTCGCCCTGGCCGGCGATCGAGAAGCCGGTTATCTCGCCTTTCTTGACGGCTTGCCATACTTCCGGATCATGGATCTTGACGGCCATTACCCATGAGTGCGCCTTCACGACTTGACCATTGCACTTGTAATCAGCAGGAACGATGGTGTTTTCCACAATATCAGCATCAATCTGCCCATTGTGCTCCTTGGCGATCTTACGGGACTCGATCATGAACTTGTGGCAGGCTTTACGGATCTCGGATTTGCTGAGGCGGTCTCCCTGGAGATCGATGGTGTCCGGCTCAGAGACCACACCATACACGGTCTGCTCTTCTTGATCACTCTTCATGATCTTGATTTTAAAGGACTTGGTTATCTTGCCAGGTTCTTCGTCGTCTTCCTTCAGGAAATCGGGCTTATCCTCTTCTTCATCGTCTGCCTTTTCGGTGTCTTCGGAGCATTCGGATTTTTCAGTATCCTCTTCGGGCCCTTCCTCATCATCGGCCTTTTCCATCTCAGGATCATGGGCTTCCAGGACCGCGCGGATCTGGTCGATTAGCTCGCCCTTGCCGCCGTCATCGGGCTCTTCCCCGATCTCAGGAACGTCGTCTTCGTTCTTCTCGGTTTCATCGGCTGGATCCTCTTCGCCTTCGCCTTCATCAGATCCATTCTCATCCATCCATTGCTGGAGGGCAGCCTGGTGCTTCTGCTCGTCCTCCTGGATCGCGGCCATGATCTCCTTGAGCTTGGGGTCCTGGATTGATTCAGGGTCCACCGCGCCCTCGGACTTGCTTTGCATGTGGGCAGCGACGGTAGACGCATCGTCTGCCTTTTGCAGCTCATCGTCTTCCTGGTCGCCTGCTTCTTCTTTTTCCAATTCGTCTTCTTCTTTCATTGAACCACCTAGACGCGGTGTATGAATTTGCGAATAATCTAATCCTTTTTCAACCATTATAATGCCCCAAAATAATATTTCAGGTTTTATCGTTAAGTCGAGCCGCCGTAATCGATGGGCATCAGCGTGTGAATACAATGAGGATGATGCAAACCAGCATCAACCGCCGTCTGCAAGGCAGGATACTCTCGTGATCGGCCCGAAATGCTGACGATCTTGCCCGCCCAGGCTCTACACGGGCCGCAGCTATTTGCTCTAACCTCGCGGGAGATTAAGGCCAAATCGGACCCTCTTGAGAGAATCCCATTGGCGGCACCTTCGTTAAAAAAATTCCTGGCGGCAGTCGTGGCAAGCATGAGAGCATAGTCTGCGAGCCCTAGCTCCTTGCCGTCAATTGTCTTATGGGCCACGGGCCGTTCCCGGAGACCTACATAATCAGGTTTCCTGCCGGCTAGATCCGCCTGGACCTTCCTCTTTGTGGCTTCCGCTATGACTTCCTCAACGTGGCGGCCTAGCTGAGCATCGATTTCTCGGAAGCGGTTCATTTCCTGAGTTATGAGGGCCCTGGCAGCCTTCTCATGATGGCCCGCCAGGCTGCCCACGCGGGAGCCTGCCAGGTAGAGCCCAGGAACCGATACGCCTAGCCATGATGCCGCTTGCACCAAAAGCTCTCTGCGGATTCCGGCGGTAAGGGACCGCAGCTTCTCAGGTTCTTCCAGGTGCCGACTAATCGCTACCTGTATAGCTTTCTCACCGCGCTTGTAAAGGAGCGCAATGGCCGCAGCCGTCTCCTTAATTCTTTTCCTGGGGTCCTGCTCTTTGGCGGGCTTAAGGGCTTTGTGGATTGGTGCATCGGGCAGAGCTGCAATAAGGGCCTCCACGGGCCGACCTGACATTTTCCAGAGCGACCTCTTCAGGCCGACTATCTCATAGCCCATGTCAGCAGCCTCGCGCCAGAAGGCTCCCGTCAGCAGGTCGAAGCGGGTTTGATTCGACATAGGCGCGCCAGAGAGGTAGCCGGTGTCCCTGATGAGCTGGAAAAGTTCATGATTCATGCCACTTCCGCCGGTATCGCTTCATACTGTATGAATAAATCGTCTATGAATTTGAAAAATCGCGTATCAGAATTTTCAAATCTGCTCAGGCGATCCATTGCGTTATTGATGACATCAACATCGCATTCTCGGATATAGATTATTTTGCCGTCATCGCGTCTAATCGCGGTTTCGCCTGTTCGATTATGGATAATATCGATTCCATGTTCCCGAATTGATAGCCGTCGGATATAACCGTCCTTGGTGCTCCGAATTTCGGCACACATGCCTCTTGAAACTTGAGCTATTTCGGCTTTCATGGGCAATCCTTATGTATTATGATGATTATGATTAGAAAGCATGAGCTACATAACGACAATTATAATCAACGTGTCGTCGTTGGACATCAAACATGGTATTCTGAAAGCGATCAACGATCACTTTAAACAACATGGATCATATTATTCCGACCACGAGGGGCCGTTCCGTTGTCTGGCGGGCACTAATCTTGTGTATGGGCAGATCAACCACTTAGACGAGATGATGTTCTTTCAGCACCTTGAAACCTTAGACTGGCAAATTCGAGGCCAGTTTTATATGGTCGTCGAACAAGAAAACAACTACCAAGGTACGTATATGTTTGGGAAGTTCAACCGCCTGATGGTGAATGCATGAAGGAACTTAGAACTAGATACGAAGAGCTACCCAGGCATCGCAAGATTGCTTATGTTAGCCCCATGGCCTTGATGGGTTATTTCGGGAACTGGAAGAATGCCGAATTTGTTTCCATCCAGGAGTTTGAGGGTTGCGAGGGGGCTATCGTGATGGATGTCTTCATGGATTTTCCGAGGCGCATGTTTGGCATTGTGTTGGCCCGTGATGATTGGCCAGAGGTGGCGGAGGGCACTATTCCACCGAGCTTGAATGGACCTAGATCGCGTATCGTGCAACTTAAGCCGATACGAGGCAAATGGGAAAGTACCGAAGTCGGGTGCTTGGAGAGAGCATGATCGAACAATTTGTATCTGACCATCTATTCGGACTGATAATGGGATTTGCCGCATTGCTCATAATGTGGTTCTGCGCCGTGTCCTGGGTGGTAATTAGATGAGATGCCCTCACTGCGGCTACGGTTGGGAGAACCGAGTCAAGGCCCCGAAATGCTGCCCAATCTGTAAAAGATATCTTGAGAAGCCAAAAGGCAAGAAGGCGAAATGATGGCAATAACAGAATGGTTCGCGTTTGCTGGCGTGATTATATTTATCAGCATAATAGCAATATATATCATGCTGAAATTATATGATGCAATCACACCAAAACGCTAATCTTTTTTCAAATCCCCACGGGCATTATGATCCTGGCAACATCGGAATTGATCCAAGCTGCCCAGTCCACTGTTGGCAATTCGGACCATGCGAGGCCATCACATTCGATTTGGCGCGGGTCGCTTCCCAGATCAGGCAATTTATCCCCTCGAAAATTTCTGCATAGTAGCACATCACGTCCTCGTTTCGGTTGAATAGAGGCATGTAATAGGCATTGAGGGTATCTTTCAGAGACATGATTGATCCGGTGCTACTATCTCAACCTGGTTAGCAAGATGCACGCTCGCTATATCTGCAATCGATACGCAGAAGAGACCTTTGGCACAAGATAACATCACAAACTCATCATCGAAGGTCTCGACTTTTCCGACCAATGGAATCGAGCAGCTAGGTACATCGATCCATACATAAAGGCCCTTGGCCATCGAGAGCAGGGCCCCAACGACGCTCAAGGCTCTTCCTCCGATGCTCCTAATGCGCTCTCTCCATCCAGGAGGGTAGCTATTGGGCTGTCTCCATGCTCGTTCAGGCTCTCCTTCGCCTCATCCTCTATGTAATTGGGCAGGCCAAGGTTGCTGATTACCGTGTCCCGGATGCCGCCCTGTTTCGATAAGTCCCACCCCGCCTTCTCGAAGAGTCCCAGGATTGCCACCACATCAGCAGTGCTGATCGGGACTATCGGATCGTAGACTATGCGAGGCTTAGGCTGGCCTGGTTCGAACTCGAATTGTGGGTTGAGCCGGAAAAGCTGCCTGACGGCCTGGCTGTTGATGGACTCCATGAAGGCCGTCAGGGTAGCGTCAACGGCCAACGTGAAGTTGTCGGTCTTGTCTCGGGAGAGGGCCAAGCTGCCGGTTCCGCCCATGCCGAGAGCTTGGAACTCCGTCATGGTGCTTATGAGGATGGCCTTAGCTTCAGCCTCGATCGCGGCTGTAATGTGGCCTATGATGTCCGAGCCCTGAGCAGGCTGGAGGAAGCCTATCTTGATCTGTGGGTTGCCGGTCTTCTCGTCCCACATTTGCGGGGTTATAATCCACTTCTGCGAATCCTGGTTAATGTTCTCCATGGTAGCCACGAGGCTCTGGTAGGATGCTAACGCTTCCTGAGCCGCCAAGTTAGTAGGATCGAGCGCGGCTACGGCGGGCGCATTGGCGATGTTGGCCGGGACTTCTGCCCATGGGATGCCCGCTCCTCCCCTCTCCGCGGAGACGTTCCTGAGATCCTCCATGATCTTCTTGGTACGCCAGGATCTCCATGCCGTTCTGAGGATTGATCTACCCTCAGGCGAGTCCTTGCCAGGCTCGGCTCGGAGATTGATCAGCTTTTCTATTGGGATGAAGGTAACATGATAATCGGGTGCAGCGAGCTGGGTGAATCCCAGGAGCCTCGTAACGTCCTGTGGGTCGTAGTCCCAATGGAAGATCGTATCGGGAGACCTAAATGCAAAGTTAGCCCAACCGACTGCGCCGTCTCCATATTTTGAGGAAAAGCGGTCATCTTCCTGGTCAAGTTGGCGGAGCTTGAAGATCTTCTCAAACGGGGCAAAACCGAATTGCAGAGAAGGCTTAGCAGCGGTGGCAATGATCGTCTGCCAGGAGTGATGCATATCATTCATGCAGGTTTCCAGAAATTCCGAGGAGCCGTTGTCATCGTTGGCATCGTCTACCGGGTCAGCATGCCACTTCGCGCGCCGGATGAACATGGAATAGGCATTCAGAGCCGCCCCGCAGTAGGCATCGTTGTCTCCCATCTCCTGGTAGACTTTCCATAGGGCTTGCCCCTGGAGTTCTGCGAGGAAATCGCGACGCACCCATCCAGGGAGGAAGTACTGGAGGCCGGACCGGCCTAGTTGCTGCCCGACAAGCGACGCGGGGCTCTGGTTGAACTTTGGGTAGATGCCTCCGGCTGCCGGGTTAGCCTTCTGGATACTTTTATGGGATTTCATGATGACTCTCGGAAAGGATAATTTATAAATCTGTGATGACATATCCTAGCTTTCTAGCAGCACGAGCGATGCTTTTGGGAGGATAACCCAACTCGGCAGCAACATTTCGCAGAACACGAGAATCTGCCATCTGAATAGGACGGTTTAGATATTCCCGAACGGCTTTCATTATCGGGCTGGATAGCCATAGGACTCTTTTGCGCTTCATTTGGTGTTGCTCCGTGTGCGATTGATCGAGCGAAGGTTATTTATACTATTATAGCTACTATAGTATCTATGGCAACTGCAACATACGACGAAACATACACCGACCTGATGAGAATCGTTGAAATCGCTTCTAGCGGGCTCAGAGACCTTGGAAAGATACAGGGGAAGAACGCGCTTGGTTCAGAAGAAGAGCTTAGGCGGCTCGTTATCGGAGTTTCCAAAAAGCTCCTGGAGAACCTTCCGGTTCGCCAATTTGAAAATGATGAAATCGAGAACATAGACTCCAAATATTCTCACCTTCTGACCATCGCAGAAGACCTGAAGGCATTCCAAAACAATGATTTCGAGGTGGTGGGATGAAAACCATCAAATCAACTGACGACAAAATGCGTGATGACTTCGCGTTCCTCGTGCAGATCGAGGAAGGCGATAATGCGGTGGCTACTACGGATGGTAGCGTGACCCGATTCAAGCGTTTCCCGGCAGGAACGTACTTGATCGAGATGTTCGCCAATAGGACAGGATCGCAGAAGTTCTATTATCCCTGTTCAAAGAGCTTCGCAAAGAAGCTTATGGGCATGGGTGTGGCGGAGGCATACGACGCTATGAATAGGTACGTGTTTGCATGACGCCGGACCACACGACCATTGAAGTTAGCCGCACTAATCGCGAGCGAATAGCCGCGTTTGGAAAGGCAGGAGAGAGCTTGAATGACGCCCTCTCGCGAATTTTAGACTTGGTTGAGAAAAAGTGACCACATCATTTTTTATACAGCCCGCCCTTTTCGCCGAGTTCACGTAGCTCTTTGGTTGGTCCTGATCGTCTGCCCGGCTTGATTTTGTTGTATTGGTGCTCAGACAGGACTTCGTACCTGGCTTTCGAGGTCAATCGATCCATGCCTTCTTTTAATTTCGCTCGTCCCTCTTCGATTTTGCGTTTGAGTTCTGGTATTGGTGCAGACAACTTGACATCCGGTTCCCAGTCTCGCCTGCCATCATGTCGGATGATCTCGTTTTCCATTTCGTCTATGTCAGTCAACAGCGAACCAAGTTCGTGTGCGGGAACGGCGCCTGGTTTACCGTCGTCTGGATGACTTGGGAATGGTTTCGATGCCGGAACGGTCGGGGTTGATTGCGTGGATCTGCCAGATGAGGGCGAGCTGGTCGCTGGTTTCTTGAATGCACCCTGTTTGAGCGTGGCAGTTAGGGGCGATTTTGCACCTGCCCCAATTTTGTCGATGTGGTCCAACAAGGCCGCTTTTGTGTCCTCGCCCTCGCCTGGCTCGATTCCTTTGTACCACGTTTTGCTATCGTTGCCCCATTTGAAGCCAAGAGAACTCAAATGAGTTAGCTTTTTGCTGTGGTCCGGTGTCTTTCCACTGACTCGGATAATATATGGTTTCGTGTGATCGATGATGCCATTCACGTTTACCCGATCAGGCGACTTTCCAGCAATTTCTTCAAACGTCGCTGGCGATCCTTTTCCGGGTTCTGCTTTTGGAACATCAGGTTCCTTAACCTTAAGTTTGTCGAGCGCGCTGCCCCCGGTTAACAGAGATTGGATGGCACCAGTACCGCCTAGCGTCTGCTGACCATGGTCTGCTGCTCGCCTGGCTTGCTGATTGCGCTTGTGCTTCGCTCCTTGCCCTTCTTTGCCTTTACCGGATGAACTTGATCCGCCACTGCCGAATTGGCCATTAGCGGCACGAGGATGCTTGCCTTCTGACCAATCACCGTCTTTGTGTACCGATGCTCCTTTCTTTCTGTTGGTGTCCTGGCTCACGGCTCGCAGGTTACGTTTGGAGTTGCTGCCGCCGGCGGAGATCGGCTTTTTGTGATCGACTTCACGCGGATCCCCTTTATCGAGCCCCATATCGGAGCGGGCGGCGTTCCGCTGTGCCCGTTCCTTGATTTGCTCAGGCTGGCCATGGTAATCGCGATACTCAGCTTTGTAGTTGCGGACTTGCTCTTTTCTTATAGCTACCTTCTTGAAAACGTAAATGCGATCTAAAGCAGACATGCGAATCACTTCCAGGCGGCTACTTTCGTGGCTCCAGCAAAGGAGAGCTTAGGCATTTCACGCACTTGCCCTATGGCCATCCAGGCGTATGCAAGGGCGTCTACCATATCATCATGATCCGCTACCGGGAAGGCCAATAGTTCGCTCTCAAAGACAGGATCTAGGCCCCTAACATGAGTTACCTGGCCCATCTCGTAGCGACCTTCCAGGGGCGCAAAGCGACTTACCTTATCGCTTATGGGCTTGATGCCCCGGACGTTTAGCGAGGTCTGCGCGGCAAGCTGCTGGATCAGAGCCCGCTGGTAGGCCACGTCCTCTATACCCACGATCGCCGGTTTCCATTTGGATGCAAGATGCTCAATGAAATTGATCTGTTCCGAGAAACTGCCACGGATACGCTGTATGTCAAGTACATGGATATTCCCGTCTGAATCGCGACCTATGACGGCTCCGGCTGTATAATCGGCGGTTTCCTTTTCCGATATGGCAAGATCGATGCCTAGAGCAATCTTCATGTTGGACGGCGCATGGTCCTCATATTTCAGCCAGGTCCTCTGGATTCTCGTTAATCCAGCGGCCACGAACTTGCATTCATATTCCTGAGACACCCAGGAGTTTCCACGCTCTCGTTTTTCTTCATCGATGAACGAAGACGCTATGCGTGGACAGTCTGACCAAGGGACTTCGATCTTTTCCCAGTCTAAACTTTTGGTCCAGGTTTCATAGAAGAATCCTTGCTCGCCTCTGGGAGTGGACATCAACACCAATCGGCCTTTTGAGACGGCTAACATGGGCCGGACGGCTCCATAAAGCTCATCGGGTATCCCAGCCGCCTCATCTAGTATCAGGAGGGTAACGGCGCTTATGCCTCGGATGGTCTTCTCTGAGCCGGGTAATGCCAAGACCCTTGAGCCGTTCGCGAATCGGACCGATAGCTTGGTGTCCGAATCGAGCTTAACTTTTTGGTCAATCTGAGACAGGAACTCAGAGAACTTGAGCATCAATTCTTGCGACTGTCGTAGGCTTGGCGAGTCCAGGACTATAACGCTTTTGGGCTTGTATATCGCTTCCCACAGGGCCAATATGGCGGTCGTAGTGGACTTGCCAGACTGACGCGAACAATTCAGGATTATCCTTTGCGCTCTCGATCGCAGGAATGCCGCCTGCCATGGATCAGGATCGAACTCAAGGATCTCTTCAGCAAAAAATACCGGGTCACGGCTCGCAAGTTCCTGATTGATCTGATCCAAGCTTAGATTTAATGGATCTAAGTTGCCGCAGCTCTTCGACGGTGAGCTTGGAGAGATCGGGCTGGATATTGACATTGATATCAGTTTTTACATCGGGTTTCACGAAATCAATGATCGTCGAAAGCATCTTGTGGAGGGCCGCGCTCGCGGCCACCCGGTCCCTGGCGGTTTCCAGGGTTATGGCGTTTGGTCCTTCCTCGGACTTCTTGATCAGCCGGCGGAGGCTCTCGATTTCTTCATCAGTGTACTGTAGGTACTTGTTCGCCCATTTGTCTGCGTCATCCAGGATCTTGGAGCGGACCGCTTCGACTTTAGCATTATTTTCTTGTTCCTGCTCGGCCCGGGCTTCTTCCAGCACTTTCTGCACGGTGACATAAGACACCCGCACTTGAAACTTGTCCCATATCATTGGACTTAACGAGCGGCAAGTGATTTTCCTGTTATCAGATATGTATTTCCTGATTTCAGGAGTAATCTTAGTTTTTGCCATGTGCAATCAAAACCGAGATGCATAAGGATACTTAACATGTTAAGCTTGTTAAGATGCTGTTAAGCAGTCTTTGGAATTTCTATTTATAATTATCGTTAATATGATATTTCTTGAATAGCTTTTCCTGGTCTTGTTCGGGATCATGAAGGTGCACAAAATTGGGGCCGGTGCGCTTGGAATAAGCGGTCTTTTGCATGCTGGTTTTCAGAGACATGGGAAAACCTCAATCTGATCGATAAAGTATATAAAAACTCATTCGAGGGTGACTTAAACCGCGTCACATGCGTTTATAGGGAAGTTCTACAGAACGATCCTATAAATTTGCTAATACCACGATGATCTATTATTGTTTTTGGTTCTGGTCTTGGCACGCCATCATTCCAGACCGTGCATTTACAAGACTGAAAGCCTCTGTGATCGGCAAAAGGAACTTCGAAGCATTCGCTACACAATTGAGTACCAAGCTCATTGACCCAAATTTCATCGGTTGATAAAACATCACACGCAGGATAACGAGCTACAATTCCCTGTCGTTTCCACGAAAGCCCTTCACGAGAATGGTTTTCCGTGCATAGCTTTTTGCCTTTCGGCCAACCACGTTTCTTGGTATAGACCGATGGCCCTGCCCTGGCTAATCGTCCGTGAGGTCGATCGCAAGGCATAGGCCCTTTTATATCGTCTATACTATTTATAGTTTGCTTTTGCCCTTGCCCTCCTTCGCCTTCTTCAAGAGCCGCGCTGCATGATTATCTCCGAAATGACCTTCCAAAGCCACATCGAATCGCGTTGCCGTAGGTTTGCGTTCCAATATGGCTCGGACTTCTTCTATGTCCTTGTCATAATGTTCTTTCCACTCTTTTTGGCGGTTAGTTATGCCTCCCACGTATCGCGATTTGGGCCACATGCATGCCCTTACAATAAGATGCTTGAATGGGTTAACCTGATTACGTTTCCTATGTTCCATCGGGACATGGGCTTTGATCTTCATATGCCACTCATCCATTTACCTCCAAAAGAGCCGGATTCTCTCGGCAGCGCTTGACCAGGGTTCGGACGCCCGAAGCAGATATGCCGTAAGGCTTGCCAATGTCTGCAGCGCATACCTGACCGCTCATATGGAGCTGGTAGATCTCCGGATAAGCCGCTTTAGGGACGCTGTATCCGCCCCTGCCTGCCTTGCGGCCTGGAGCTTTTTGGATGGTCTTCATGGCTTTGCCTCATCGATTGCTCGATAATAGCCATCTGGCCATTCTTCCATGTAATCTGGATCGCCCTCTTTCGGATGGATGTATTTGGCCGCCACGCATTCCGATATGTGCATGCAATCAAAACAAGGCGCTAGATCATCCATGCCACATCCACATTCTTCACCTGGATTACACAACCCATCCGCACCGATCTCTTTCAATCGGTTGATCAATATCGATTTCACGGTTATCATGCTAAGATCTCCGAAAGGTCAAGCACTGCCCCGTCCTCTCCTATGAGACTTGCATATTCGTACAGCTTGCCACCCACACAAAGCGCGGGATAGAAGGCCAAGAATATGCCGTTAGTCCTCATCCAGGTCGCGTCCCTGGCATCTTTAGCGTCCTTGTAAAGGAATTCTACCTTTCGCCGGGAAAGCTCGTCCTTGAGCCGCTGGCAGCCTTCACAGGCATTTGTCCCTATGAGGATGACTTTCTTCATGTCTCCCTCCTACATTCGATTACCTGCCATGTGCTGCCGTTCTGAAATGTGACTAATCCGGATCGGCTGACTGTATAGCCATAAGCCGGACCCAACAGATACGTTCCCTCTTCAGCAGTCAAGTTCCAGGGCCCCGGCACCAATTCCATGATATGCTGCCCATGGCCGGTCGCATTCCCGGTATCTTCCAGGCAGACCGCCTGGCCGATGCCAGCCATGAAGAGCACGCTGAGCGCTCCGAATAGCATGGCCAATATTACATGCCGTATAGATATGTCCTCCTTCATGAAATACCTCCCTGGGTCGCTGTGGGCTTGCTCTTGGCATGATCTCCTGGCAGCCGAGTATTTCCCACCCCGGACCACTTAACCACTCGTAGAATCAATCCAGTTGCCTCATGGGTGATATCCGGCACTTCTTCCAGCCTGATAACCTGACCGTGCTGGATGTCATTGGCCCGGCACCAGTCGCGTGGCAAGGTTATGGACAGGGTGCCGTTCTGGCCCTGCTTCATGACCTGCCGATTCGGGTTTTTAATACCTAAGTACCTCTTAGGCGCCTTCTCTTTTTCCATGCTCTTACCTATATTACTCATGGTAGATATGCTTTACGGTTCGAACGTTTAACCATTAAAACCACTATCCTTAGATACATTTGAGCCACGTTGAGCCGGGGGTGAGCCGGATAATGAGCCATGAAAATCAATATCAGTAGGTAAATAATCATCTCTTGTCTCAAGTGTCTCAGAGTAATACACGTTATATCTACAATACATTTTCTATTTTATCTCTCTCTCATTTTTCGCGAAAAGGTTGAGCCATTGAGCCATTGGAGCGACGCACATCGAAAAATCCGGCTCAACCATCTGAGCCGCCCCGCATAAAAAAGTGAGCCATGATTACTAGACATCGATTTTTTGACTCATACACGTTGAGCCACTAACTTTGTTCTGATGGATTAATTGAGCTACCTTTTATCATCCATCCACGCGGACGTTTCCCATTTATCCTATGTTGTGGCTTCTTTTCGGCCACCAAGTGACCCGCTTGGTATAGAGCATCAGTCATTGAACCCTCTGACGGAATTTGCGTAAATATGCCAAGCCGCTTCAAAGCGGCAAGCGTAGGGGCAGGAACCAAGAAAAGATCGTCTCCAATCCACCGACCAATAACATCTTTGTACATGTTCTTTCCGTATTCATCTGGCATCTGGTTTTCATACATTTGGACTAAATGTGGCTGCGTGGCAATAATAGCCGTTATACCCGAAATGAATCTAGCCACCTCGGTTTCTTCCGTCACAGCTTGCCCCTGTGACTCAATTGCATCGTTTAGGGCAATCACAAATTCATCCGAAAATTCCCGAAAAACATCCCCCATCGGTGAAAAACACAACAACCCCCAAACAGATCGAAGCATGACATAGATAGCCGCAAGTCTGCCTGGGTTAGTGAATTGCTTACCGGCAAATTCTGCCATCTTCCGAGTGCGAGCCTCGTTGTAACCTTCCAACAAATTTAGGTCGGTTTCTGCCAAGAACTTTAACCAGTGGTACCCAATTACCGGTAGATAAGCAGATCGTTCTTGAATTGCCGTTAACTTTCCATCATCTGGTCGAGTCCATGTCAAATTTAAAACTCTGGCTGTGGTAGAAGCCTCCGATGGACGGATTTCGCCAGTGATTATTGGGGTGCATTTAAAAATTCTTGAATCCCGCAGACCACCGTCCTTCTTGCCACGTTGCTTGTCTCTGCCTTCCATGATTGAATGCACAATTGATATATATTGCAAGTTATCTTTCTCATCAACGGTTTTCACATTGTCCAAAATCTGAGGCATTATTCCAGCTGCTGCAAAAACTTCAAGCGTTCCCACGTATGTAGATCCGCCCCGGCCATGTTTCAGGATTGCCGCGTCGTCGAGATACCCAACTCCAAACATCGCCAATGCTACCTGAGCAACGCTTGTTTTCATGCTGCCAGTGAGACCCCATAAGGCAAGCCCAAACCGATCGTCTTGATGCCATCTAGCTACCGCAGGAGCACCCAGGACGGCGGCCAATAAAATGGGCGAATATTTATGAATACCCAAAAATTCTCTTAGAGTATGCTTGGCCGTTTCTATGTCACCATCATAGACTTCTACAGGTGTCATTGCAGATAACCGGAATTCTAAATTACTACCGTCGGTCGCCCCTGGTATAAGTGGAATATTCTTATCCCATGCAGGAATTTCAATCCGTCTTTTTTTGTTTGGATTGAGGCTTATTTTCTGAACCGTTTCAAAATCGAGTCCGCCCACTTGATTTTTTGCGCCAAATGCATTTATGAGCGCAGACTTGAATTTTTTTGGCTCTGCCATGTCGGTTGCAAGCATTATAAATTTTACGTTTCTCTTGTCTTTTGCACCAACCCCCTGAAAACAGAACTCTGTGCAATCGTTTGCTAAGGTCTCAGTTACTATATGAACAGCACAATCCGAAACCCAATTAAGAGACCTTTTCGAACTGTCTTTCTTATCGATTACTACTTGTTTTATTGTTCCGTCTTCTGCTAACCCCGTGTATCCGTTGTCGTGCTCGATACGCACTGGCCTAATAAATGGTGCCCTCCGCTTCCCGATTTCGTCATCTGATATAAAGCCCCTTTTAGCAGCATACTTTAGGGTTTCTTCTAAAACTTTACCATCTTTCAGTGCCCCGGCACCTGCATGTTCCCATCTCACCGCGCCGCATTCGCACGCCATCCATGTCCACGCATCGCCACCTGGAGCGGTCCCCCCCCTGAAATTATGCATATATGCCCATACATTTCGGGTCGGATCTATGATGAGATTATGTCCAGTAGTACTGCCTTCTATTGGCTGAGGCCCTATAAGCTGCCTTCCGTTCTCGGAAAAACTTTTTGTGTTTATGATATCTGTTATTTTTAATTCAGGTAATCTATTGAGTCCACTACCTCGGTTGGTATTGGTAGCAACTTCCCCAAGGGTTTCATCTAACAGAAATATCTGAGATACAAGGGCAATTACTGATGTTTGGTCTTCCTTTTCGAAGCAAAAATCCTTTATACGATTTCCGGTAAGCGTTAAATGTCTTCCAGACTCGTACCATTCAAGTCCATTGAAAACCGAATCGCCCTTTGCGACCTTCTTTCTTGCATCTGGCTTAGCATCTAGTATTCGCTCTCTTATTTCTTGCGGACCATGGCCAAATATGCTATTCCGCCCACCCGGTAAATTACCATAGCAAAAAAACCGTATGCCACATCCAGAAAGGCTTATCTCAGTATAGAACGGTCTAACTTTGTTTAAGAAGGTAGCCGCCCATTTACTAATCACGCTCGTGCCCGGATCGCAGCAACAATCCAGATCTCCACCCAATACTTGTGGGCCTTCTTCTTTGGGCCTCGCGACCAAAAAACCTATTCCATCAACGACTTGAAAGTTTCCATTGTGATTGACTTTTACCCCGGAAGAATATGCCCCAACGGCTTCATTGAATGTAAGCCAATTGTCCTTTTCTACTGACCAACCCGATGCCTTAAACGTATTGAGCTTTCCATCTCTTATATAGGGTTGTTTTTCCGCCCGAACGCAGAACTGTTTTAGTTCGCGCAGGCATGGGTGGATATTATCTAGTTCGGCTGGCATGTTGCCTCTATTTTATAGACGTTTATGCCTTCATGCAATAGATATTTTTCAACCGCGTCTGTTACTTCTACCGGTGTGGCGATTACCATTGCAATTGGTCCATCGTCTCGAAGTTCCGTTTTTGATAATATTTCTTTATATGTTTTTAATTGCCGAATGATTGCCCCAATATCGTTTAATTCCGGTTTTACTTCTACTATTGTATAAATATCTTCTTTTAGGTTATAAAATGGGTAGATACTGCATGTGGTTTTATTGAATTCTACGGCAGTGATTATGCCAACTACCCGTTCTGTTTTTATAACCATATCAGCATACCCCATTATGAAACTTCCATTTTTGCATAAAACTTCGGTCTCATATGAATGCTTTATACATCTGACTGAATAATCCACCTCATTTTCTATTTTCTGCTTTGTTGATGTCCAATTATTCGGACAATTTTTATGTCGTGAGCATGATTCGCATCCCATAAAGTCATGATCTATTAAGGTGGTTCCTAATCGAAATTTATCACCTTCCCCACACGCCCTCACGAAAATCTTATCTGGCAATGGCCGCCACACTGCAATATCCTCAATTTTTTCAATACATTTCAACATTAGTTCGTCATGTTTGGTTCCTCGCGATCTAAAAAACTCATCATGAAAGCTCACGACACCACACCCGCCAACCCAGTTTTGAGCCGCAAAAATTCGTCCCATGTAAGCTTTTCGCGTTTCCGTTCCTCATTGAGTCGATCATGCTCCGACTCTTCTAGGGTCCACAGCACTCGTTTGTAGGCCATGCTAAGTACTTAGTAGTTCTTCATATAAAAGCCTTCTTCTTTCTGAAAAATTGCCGCTTTCCCGATACATCCGAAAAGTATAAATACATCTAAGACATAGTAGGTTATACTGAAAAGGTGACTGAAGATGACATACCCAATATGGATCGGCGCAAACAAGGACGGCAAAATGATAATCGGTGCAAAAGAATTGTCTCGCGAACGGGCACACACCGGCGGCATCGATAAGAACGACACCACTCAAGGATGGTGCGGCCAGAACGCCCATCTGGATGATGTCGAGAAGGTGTTCGGCATCCAGCTACCTCACCGAGTGGTAGCAAAAACGCCCAACGGCTACCGCCTAATGACCCCCACGGAAGCCATTAACGGCGGATTCGCGGTGTCGGATTGGGGCCAAGTCCCGGCATACCGCCGCAAGGAGGTGGCCTAGATGGCCCAATATGTATGCGAGTTCTTCCGGGCAGGCAGATCCTGCCAGACGCTGTGCCAAGGCGCCTGTGTATGCGAGGCTGAGCCGGATGAAATGGTAGACGAGCCAGGATACCATATAGCGAGAAAGCAGGATTGGGAGGTGGCCTAAATGCCCCTCCCAAAAATCACCCTCAGCATATCGGATGAGGACGCTGCCTTCCTGGCGGCCCATCCCAAAGAGGACTATCCTCAATATCGGCCAGCCTATATTTTTCGGCAGGCCATGAAGAAAATTAGAGCCGAGGCGGCCCCCTAGCCTCCTTTTTCGATTGATGCCAGATACGCCGCGAGCAAAGCGGCGGCGGGCGAATCTGCGTGATGCATCTCGCCATATTGGATATTGTTTGTGCCTTTCGGTTTTCCGATGAATGCGCCAAATCCGTCGTCGGTGGTCTCTACCCGGAACTCCCACCGGGCGGATGATATGGCTTCCTGCAAAACCGCTTGCAGGATGGCATCTCGCCGGAAATCATCTACCTGGAAGATATCGTTCTCGCAAAATCTGTCGTATGTGGCAGGATCGGCCTTCTGCAAGCGGGCGAGGTCGTCTTTCATGCTTTGCCCTCGTGCAAATGAACGGTATGCCTCTGCATATCTACCCCGGTTATCCTCGTGTGTCTCTCCTCATAGAGAATGCAGGCTAACATAGCGGCTTCGCGCATTTCAGTGGGCGAAAATTCACACTTTTCTATCATTTGCACCTGCACATCTACTAAATACTTGAAATGCGGATCACGGTTGTAGTGATCTCGCGGCGTGTCAATCATGTTTTGCCCTCCCGGATCTTGGCCAAGTCTGCTCTCGCCTCTTCATATGCAGCTTTTATGCAGCTTTCGTTGTGCCAATCCTCCCCAAATCGCTGTCTGGCAAGCAGATTAGCATCCGCGATGATAAACGCCTCTTGCAACCGTTCCACATATCCTGCTCCCTTGGCCGCTTCTAGCTGAAGCTCCTGGGCGGCTTCATTTCGCAGTGTCCTTTTTCCTCTATTCCGCAACAAATAGAAATCATCTTTGCCACAATCGCGTTTCTCTTCCCAATCTTCTTCTGGCAATTCGTTATAATTGGGATGTTTGTTTTTGGACCGTTCATCTATCGCGATCTTTCGCAACCCGGCAAGATCTTTGCCCAACCGCTTGATTTCGTCCTCCTGAATCTGTCGGGACTCACGGCTTGCTTCTCGGAGTCGTTTGATCTCTGCCACTGCGTCAGCAATGGCCTGCGCTTCATTATCCCAACCTTCCGCCAAAAGACGGTTTATCGCGTCCTGTAAAATATCATCCCTCATTCAGATCCATCCATGAATGATTGCCAAGCCGATATTTTCGCCAATGATCGCGATCAGCCCGCCTATTATCAGGCCCTTGGTGAAATCGCTCATTACGTCTCACTCCAATCAATGGCAGGCATCTCCTGAGCCAATTGCTTCTTAGCCTCGTCTCTGTGAGATCCTGCTGAGCATACCGCCTTTCCACAATCTCCTTGACATTTATAGTATTCATGATATGCCTTTTCGGTTGTGAGTGCTGTTTTCAAAGTGGCAATCTGCTCGGCTTGCTGATCGATATGAGCAAGCAATCCCTCTAGAATACTCGCGAACAGCGCACCTGCCTTGCTCATATTGCGCATTGTCGCTGCACCGTCGCGAACTTCCTTCAATTCTTCGGCATTCATTTGCTCGCCTCCATTTTAGCCGCTATGGCCTGATATCGCCGCAAGACCTCGATGTTCTTCGCATATCTGGTAGGATTTCCACTGAAGAAATCGATCATCCATTGCAGCTCATCCGCATCTCCTCGCTGGATCGTGCCCAGGACATCGAGCAATGCGGGGGCGGTGGCTGCCATTTTGGTCGCATATTCCTGCCGATCACATCGCATCTCTCGACTTGCGTATTCCAGCTTTCGCAGCTCGGCAACTTGCTCGATCAGTGTTATTCCTTCATCTTTCATTTCATCCCTCCTACTAATCCTTAGCGCCGTTTTCCATCTCAAAGATTTTCTCAAGCCGCTCCAAATATCCTGCTTCCTGAGTCGTCTCTAGCTGAAGTTCCTGGGCGGCGATAGATCGCCAAAAGTCACTCGACGGGCACCAAGAGAAATCGCAATCATCTTGGCAACTTTCCGTGATGTGCGGGCAATGATGAATTTTAGCACGCTCGAATTTGTCCTCAGAATCCAATATCAATTTTGCCCGTTCGTCTCTCGCGACCTTCTGCCATCTGGCAAGCTCGATGTCCTTGGCGGCAAGTTGCTCCAATTTCGCAATACATCCCAGACAATCAGCATTGCGCAAGTAATCATTTTCATCTCGGAGTCGCTTGACCTCGGCCACCAATTGAGGCAGCATCGCAAACCCATTCATGATCTCGCGTTGCGGAATTTCCTCTTTATATTCCCCAAAACACTTCGCTATCAGGGTTTCCGCTTCCTGCAAAAGATCTTCACTCATTCTCTCTCCCTCACCAATTTGAGTATCTTGCTGCTTCCTGGAATGAATAGATCATTATATCGCTTCAGTGCCGCATCTAGCTCATCTTTCAGGCGGCACTCTTCTATTGTGCAATTGCATGTTGCGATAAATATTTCATTGAGCATATTCATTCCTTCTCCTCCTGGAAAATCCCAGGATATTCCTGAGCTAATTGCCTCATAGCAACCCGTCTATCCAGCTCTGTCGGCCACGCATCCGGTCCGGCGATTTCATGCGCTTCGCGGTCTATGAGTATCGCTTTCAGGGTGGCAATCTGCCCCAACCGGCCATTAATCGTCTCCGCATTCTTTTTTATCAGGCGCTCATCATCATCAAGGCTGGCGGATTGCTGATCGATAGTCATCATAGTAGCTTCTCCCGGCGTAATTGATCGCGGGCTACCTCTCGATACTGATTTTGCGTGCAGTCGTCTGTATTTTTCCGATCCCACCAATATCCTTCGCATTCCTGGCTTTCGTCGAAATAGTTCCCTCGCGCACGTTCTTCCACCAGCGCCTTTCCTCGCTCGCGCTTTGCCTGGCCGAGCTTCTTGAGTGCGGCGCGCTGCTTGGCAATCCGCGAGAATGCTTGGTTAGCTGCTTCTGAATCTGCGTATTTTGTTTCCTCGTGTGAGGATTTCTCGACCTGCAACGCTGCTTCTAGCTCCGCTATGCGCTTGTCTTTCGATTCCATGACGGGTGAGTTCCAGCTTTTTGCAAACTTTTCCAGATGGCACCCCATCTTAGCCGGTCTGAAGTCTACACAAACCTTGCCCATTTCGTCTTTGCATGTTGGCCGGTTGACTTTCCAGTAGCAGCGATCACAGCTCCTAAACTCAAACGATTCAAGCTTGTTTTTCATCTTTTCGCCTCCTTAGCTGGCAGCCCTCAGAACAATCACCACCCAGGAGCCCACATGCCCCGTCCTTCTCGCAGTCACACGGGAAGCGATGGATGAGTAGAGGAGGGTCTCGGATCATGCTCGTACCCTCCTCACCAGCGCCCTGCCCGCTTGCCAGATCTCATCTCGCTTGATCCTGGGGTGCCTGGGTAGCTCGATGTGCCTCGGTGGCCACGGTCTAACGATGCTCTTCGTCATGCTCTCCACCCCAAAAATCCTTAAATCTGTCCCATGTAGATCTGATACCAAGTTCCATGCAATCCTCTGGCACTAAACCAAGATCTAGCGCCAGCATTTCTAATTGTACCATGGCATGTCCGATCTCCAGACCAATGTCAGCCATGTATGCATCGGCATCTTGTGATGTCCGATGTGCCCGGACCAGGCGATATCCCACCTGCGCAATTTCCTTTTGCAGGATGAGTGTTCTTAGTTCGGGCGTTTGGCCGTCTTTCTCAATCGAATGCAGGAACCTACTGGTTGGCTCGATCATATCCTTTCACCACACTAAAAAAATATTAATCATCCCGCTCGATCCTTGGGGCGAGAAGGTACATCACAGAAATAGCCTCGCCTGCCTTGTATGCGATTTTGGCAGGGTAATCTATGCCGCTATCTATCGTCACATTCCAGGCTTTAGCCGCCTTGGCGATGTCCTCCATGTAGTCCAGGGAGAACAGCGCCCTGCTTTCGCCATGCCTGATCCCGGTCAGCTCGGTTAGCGGAAACTTCATCGAGAAGCTATCGATGTCTCCCTTGGCACTGATCGAGAAATCGCTTTCTCCCTGGGCCATGATGACGTGATCGCTAACTTTCCCGGCAGCTCGCACGGCTTCCGCCAGGTCCGAGCCGGGTAGGGTGATCGAGCACGGCATATCGAGCGTGGGCAGCCTCGGAGCGGCCTTGATGGCATTTGGATCGATCAGGCTCATGCTGTACTTTGCTTTGCCTTGCCGGATAGTCAGCCGGTGCGTCTCTTCTTCCAGATCGATGGATATCGATTCTTTTCCGCTGGTCAGCTCGGTCAGCCTGGCCAGGTCCAAGGCGATCTCTCCTGGTGTGGCCTGGAAGAAATCGAATGCGGCTGCATCGGCTTTTACGAACACCATGCAGACATTCGCCGGATCGACCGCCTCAATGCGAATATCCTTTTCGGTTATCTGCATTTTAATCTCGTTTACGATTGCGTTTGTCGCCGTCATAATGGCAGCCAAATTAGCCTGACTGATAACGAATTTCAACATTTTCATCTCACCTTTATTTCTGCATAACTGTCTGTACTGATATCGACATCGATTTTTTTTGCCACTGCATGCGCAAGTGAATCTATATCGACAGGATCGCAATCAGTGCATATCTTTATTACCTGACCGGATCCCGCAATTATCCTTTTCGGAAAATATTTAGATGGCTTTTCTCGCCCACATATCCTACATTCCATTTTCATCCACCTTCTCAAATTTGAATAGATCAACTTGTTCCGGTTTTTTGGACTCAAATTCTGCCTTTGCCAGGTTCTTGCAAGCCTGGTCATAATAGGACTGCTTCAGCTCTATACCGATGAAGCGACGGCCATTCTTTACGGCCTCATAGCCGGTGCTGCCTATTCCGCCAAACGGGTCTAATACTTTATCTCCCGGATTGGTCCACAGTTCAAGAACTCTCCTAATAACTTCCAGCTGTAAAGGTGCAATGTGGGCCTCGTCTGCGTCTTCTTTCACGGAGAGCCTTTGTAGTGTATCGGATCGCTTGATATCGAACCAGACCGGGGAAGCATACCGTTGCCACAGATCAACCGGAAAGCTCTCGTCTGTATGAGTGCATCTTTCTGGATTATCTCCTGGCTTTCGCATAGTCACCACATAATCCGGTATCCCCTGGCGGCACATGCAGCTATCCTTTTTCAGTTGCTTCCATAATAGGCCCAACGCTTTCGTGCGTTGCATCGCCGTCACAGGGTCCGACCAAATGCAAACTTCCGAGTGATAAATAAATCCATTTTGCTGGAAGGTCTTGATCAAATCTCCCCGGAAGTCTTGGATTCCTATATACCCATGCTTCTCTTTGCTGGTTGGCAAATTCATGCAATGGACGCTCATCAACCTACCCGGCATCAAGACCCGATAAAGCTCTTTTATTAGATAGTCGAAATGCTCAAAGAACTCTTCTTTTGTCTTGCAGTTTCCGACATCAGCGGGACTATTGGAATATACATACAACGATTGGAACGGCGGAGAATATAAGATGTGATGGATGGAATTGTCTGGTATCCCTTTAGTCACCTGACAGCTATCTCCTCTATACATCATCCAGCCTTCTCCATGTTTCTGGTCTAACACTTTTACATCCACGCGACATGCCTCCATGTATTGAAATTTACAATTTCGCTTATGTTTCTTCTTTTCACACCATATAAGACCGCTAGAGTCTTCTTTGGCACTCCGAGCGTATGCAAGCTCCTTATTTCCTTGATGTCTGGTTCAGTTAATTTTGCAGCGGGCGCATTTTCTCCTCTTGGAATACATGATGGATTTATCCGGTAATGATGCTGGTCACCACGTCTTACTTTTTCTGGATGAGTATAAGCACCATTTCGGCTACCAGTTGCAAGAAGTCCCGCCTTCATTGCATGTTTAACGTTTCCTTCGGGCGTGACATATTCCAGATTTGTTATATTATTATTCTGCTTTATTCCGTCTTTGTGATTAACCACATATCCATCTGGCCGCTGCCCAAAGAAAGCTTCTGTGACCATCTTATGGACAAAAATGCAATGCCATTTTCCTCTTATGCTCAATCCTACTTTGAAATATCCGTCTTTGTCTGGAGTGAATGCTTTGATCCGGCGGAAGCGTCTTACTCTTCCGAGATTGGATACCTCATATTCGGTATCTTGATAAGGCTTCCAGACGTCTAAATCCATGATGGCAACTCCATTACAATTTTTGGATCATACGTATCATCAAGTTTGTCTATACGCCTAATATTTTTGGAGGTTACGCACTGAGTTGATGCAATCATCCCTCTCATCATTGCATCAAATTCTTTCTGCTTTCGCTCCACGTTCTTAACCACTGCCCCCTCTTTTTCAGATGTGATGACATAGACATCTACGGGATTCTTTTGGCCAAACCGCCAACATCGTCTCTCTGCCTGGAACATGCTCTCAAACGAATCTGAAAGACCCACAAATATCATTTTGTTGCAAACCTGATAGTTCATGCCCCATCCTGCTATTTCTGGTTTACTGACCATTGCATTGATTGAACCATCTGCAAATTTTAGCAGCATTTCGGATTTATACTCCGGGTCATCTGATCCTTTCACTTCAATTGATCCAGGAATCGCTTTCTTAAGAGCGGCGGATTCCAGATTAAGACCACACCAAATTAGCCACGGACCTGGAGCAGAACTTACTATTTCGGCGGTCTTTTCTACCCGAAGATCAATGCTATCTCTTCTAGCGGATCGGCGATCATTCAAGGTCTTAGCTTCTTTTACAATATATCCAGTATGATCCACAACGATCTGATGCCTGTTGAGAGGTGGTAACTTGAAGCCATTGTCCTCATATCCCAAGTCAGATGGCAGACTCATCATGACAGCCCACTCAGCTACCCATTCCCAGAAATCCTTGACCGCATGCCGCTTCAATCTCCATTTTTGGGTTTCTCCACCATCATGAGTGAAGAATGTAGCTAATATTTCAGGCCGGTTCATGATGTTTAAGAACTCCGAATGGCCCGTCAGCTCAGTATGGTCGTTCGGGCTGGGCGTGGCACTACAGCAGAGCTTATAAGGCGTGCTCTGAAAGGCGTCGGTTAGATACTTTTTATAATATCGATCAAATCCCTTCAGGATTCCGCTTTCATCCAACACAACACCATCAAATTGATTACAGTCGAACTTTTCTATCTTCTCGTAATTGGTGATATTGATTCCGTTCTTGACATCCGCGCCGGATGCGCATAGATTGATATCCACATCAAGCTTTTTGCCTTCTTGCACCGTCTGATGAGATACGGCAAGCGGTGCCAGGATCAAAACCGATCCGTTAGAATGCTCGGAAACAAGCCTCGCAAATTCGATCTGACAAAAGCTCTTTCCCAGCCCAGTCATGAGAAATAGAGCTGCCCGGCCTCTCTTAAGTGCCCACGCGGTACAATCAACTTGAAATGGAAAGAGCCCTGGATTGATCTCATCCTTATCAACGTCAAAACCGGAAGGCTGAACCACGAGATGCTTGGATCTCAAGAACGCTTCATATTCCATTTTTAGCCTCCGGTATTTTTACAGAATGCTTGCAGCGGGGACAACAGGCCCAAAAGGGATTCTTGCCTTGATAATTCCACTCATACATGCATTTGGGGTTACTGCATTTGATTTCCATAGAATCTACTCATTGAATTTGTTATGAAATTCTGCATTTTCTCTTCTGCTTGCCTTTCGTTTTGGTATTGCATTCCAAGGGCCTTGCCCTTCGACACCTCTTCTGCTATAGTTGTCATATTCTATAGTAGTATTCTATTGTATATCAATGTTTCCCTATGCCTTATTGCATTTGCCCTTGGCCGTCTCAACGGGATACCTGGCGGCGTTGCTGGCGATCTTTGCCCATGCTGCCCTGATCAGGTCTATTCCCATGTGGTCCGCCATCATGACCAAATATATAAAAATGTCTGCCATTTCCGGCGCAGGGTCTTCTCGCGGTGCATCCTGCCATTGGAATAGCTCTAGCAGCTCTCCTGCCTCTATACTGACCGACATTGCCAGGGCGGTTGGCGTGTGGAATTGCTCCCATTCCCTTGCCGCTGCGAATGCCCTTAGACAGTTCGCCAGGTCTCTTATTTCGCTTATTAATAGCCCTCCATATCGGCTATAGCCTGCTCGATGGTCGGATGCCGCTCAAACATGCGTCCCTCC